TTGATTTAAATCCGCCTATTAATTCTCCACATTCAATTTGTACAAATTCAATATGATCTATTATTTTATTTAATATATCCAATAGTACGTCGCCATGTACTAATGGTTGATTTGCTTCTTCTCCTCCAATATAAATGTTGTTTGGAGTATTTAATACAATTCCTTCTTGAGAATCTATAACGGCAATATCCGTTTTAGCTCGAAGTATAATACGATCTGCAATCCCAACCATCTGCGACCCATTAAAAACATTATGTATCGTTAATGGTTTAGTAATTTTTAGTTCATTTAAATGTTGCGTACTTGTTAAATATAATGATGCTAAATCTGTTTCAACATGTTCTATAGAAAATGATGTATTGTTTCTATTTTTATTAGTTGATAAAATTATAATAGGATCTCCGTTATTATTAGATGTCCAAGTTGGTTGTCGATCATACGTATTTGAATTAGTTACGGTACTGCCTATTCGTATATTATTACCAAAACGACCCTGAATTAATATATCACCTTCATATGGTTGTAATGAATTAATCGATTGTTCTTCAAATGTTGCCCCAATACTAGAATTTTCAAACGATTCTCCTGATATTCCTGGGACTGAATTGTTATTTAAATTTGTTAAGATAGAAATGTCAGATAAATAATACCAATTTGGTTTTTTAGATGTATATCTAGAATCATCAGAATATGCTTGAAATAATAAAACATACTCTCCAATTAGTGGAATTTTTTGTATATTGATATTAGCAGGATATGCAGTACATGGATTTTTAGTAACATCATTTGAAATTAAATTACAACGTATTTCATAAATTTTATTTTTTTTTGTATTGTTAATATTTTGTTTATATGTTAATGTAGATGGTTCAGCTATTACTTCACCTATATACATTCGAATTGGATTTGAATATTTAATTTCTGAAAAATTATTCATTTACATCCTTTTTAGTTTTATTCATTGAGTTTTCAATGCGCCGTTTCAATGCATCAGATTCTTGTTCAATTGAATCTAATTCATCTGTTAATTCTGCAGACAATGTTTGTTCGGCAACGCGAAGCAGTTGTTGTTTTTCTTCGTCACTAAGTAATCCATCTGCTCCAGATATTGTTTGCTTGGTTGAAATATAGCGTTGAACAATTGCAGTTAATTTAACTAAATGATCATCATTTTTAACTGCAACATCTAAATATTCTTTAATTAAAGGAACAATAATGGTAGCATCAGATGCATTCTTAATCAATGGTTGAAGTTGTGCAATAAGTTGATTAATTTGTCGGTCTTTCTTTTTTGAATTGTGATAAACATCGGACATTAAATCTGAAAAAGTTGTTCCTTTAAATATTTCATCATTTTTATCCATGCATGAGACCTTTAAAATAAATATCAAAAAGGCAATTTTATGAAATCTGTTTGTTCGTATTCGTAAAATTTTTTATCATATATTGTTTTTAATGTTTTAACAACACGCGTAATATTTGTAGTTTCTAATCCAGTACGCTCTCGTATAAGTAAATACAATGATTTTTTATTGTAATCGTCAATTTGATCTCGAAACTGAAAAACATGTAATACTGAATCTGCTACATGTATATCTGTAGGATTTGTAAAAATGTAATTAATGTTTTCATAACAATATTCAACATATGCATCCATGAATTCTCGTAACGTTTCTTGCATTTCATCGTTATGTAATTCAGTAACAACATTTCGTTGTTCATCAATATTAATTTCTAACATATCAGATTTTATTTTTGCATAACCTTTTTGATTTTCTGCAATTAAATAATTAAATGATGTTCTTGTATAATATGAATATGCCTTTCCTGCTTCTGGATTAAATTTATCTAATCGAGCTGTTAAATACGTAACTAGATCGGTTTGTAAATCCTGAAATGAAGAATCAATATAATCGGGTTTAACTTTATTAATAATATTTTCAGTAAGTTTCATGAACGCTGGATAAATAAATCTTCGATAAATTTTTTCTCGCAATGCTAGATCCGTACTTTTATTATATGATGAAATTGCTAAATCTGTTATTTTAGTAAAATATGATTTATTTTTCTTGATCTTCGACATCAAATTCTTCCTTTAAATTGGTTATAGTTTCAAATAATATATGAAATGTAGTTCCCGCCTCATCTTCAGATTTAAACGCTCCTAAATGATCGATGCGTTTCATATTTTCATATGATTGTACAATTTGCGAATACATATATTTGTTAGTAAATTCTAATTTTTTAATGTATTCATCAGATTGTTCTTGAATATCACCCAATACACCCGCAAGATACCAAGCTCGATATCCTAAATACGTACTAATTCCTAGTAAAAGTATACTTGTTACAATCAAAAATATCATGTTATTCTCCGTTAAATGCTTTAAAAATATCTGTTATTGCTTGTTCTACATCTGGGTTATTTTCTGCAAGATTTTTTAATACTGCAGATTTTTGTATTTTATTTTTTTCAGAAACCGGTTTAGGTGATTCGTTATTTCGATTTCTCCAACGTTCATATTCAATTTGTGCTGCCATATGATCTGCATGATGCAAAATGATAGGAAGATTTGTTTTTAATTTGGCTTGTGCTGATCGAGCAACAAAATACGGTTTATTTGCATCATCATACATTCCATCATGAATTTTAATTGCTTGATATTCCGTCCAAGACATTTTAACATTATATTCCTGCAGCAACCAAATTGAAAGATCCGGTACCATGGTAAATGGAATGTTTTCATTGTGTCGATACATTTTGTTTTGATTCTTGCGATGCCAATCCGAAGTTTCTACTTGATATACTTCATTACCATCTCCTGGAAAACCTACTTTGCCTAAATCATGATGCATTGCTGCAAACAACAATTCTTCTTCAGTATAACCAGACATATCAGCTCCACACACCATCCATGTATTATGCAAAGTTAACGCACAATCCATTACGCGAAGTACATGATCCACATAACCTCCGGCAAATGCATTGTGATAATGTGCAACGGAAGATGCTGGCATCATTACCATACGGTCTTCAAATGCATCATACATTCGATTTAATGCATCTTTCCGGGTAGGGAAGAACTGATCAACTAATCCACGATATCTTTCCCAGTTTGATTTGATTTTTTCTGCTTGTAACATAACTTATTATATTGATTTATTTTCGTATTTCCAATTGGTTGCCGTTAACTAATTTAGATACACACTTATAACATGTAACTGCAGTTGCATTTACATCTACTTTTTGACAAATTTCATTGCAATATTTGCATTGTAACTTTTTAAAGCCCCTAGGGACCATACTACTTTTTACGTTTCTTTTCACGATCGCTTCTTGTTTTATTCCAATATGATAATATTTGCGGAGTTGCTGGAGTTTCTTGTTTTACTTGAAATCCGTGTTTATAAATTGGTTGATGTTCAATTTCAGTGTCGGAAGCATGAGTTGGGGCTTTAACCCTCTCGGCTGGTCTCTCCTCGGTTGCTTCCGACCGCTCCGCCTGCAGAGATTGTTTATCCTGCGTAGGATTGATGTTGTTAATGATATTTTGAGTGTTATGTTGTAAAATTCTATTAGCAGAAACTAGCAATATGATAGCTAATGGATCAAATACTAAAATGAGCATGATAATCAACCAATTGACTACTGAATCCATAGATTTTCCGGTTATCTTTGCAATGTATTTTAATGGTCCTATTTCTGCTGCAACATCGGACGTTGTTTGCAGATCTGCAATTTTTAAATCTATCGCAGTTACCGAATCCGATAATGCCGATTCTCGCTTAGTTAATTCATGCAAACGCTGCATGGAAATATCCAATTGTTTTTCATATGTCTTGCGATTTGCAGCATCAGTTTTTACGATTTGGTTGCCCTTAGCATCTACATAACGATTTTGATTGCTAGATAATGCTTGAGTTAGTTGTGTTACATTTTTATCAACCGTTTGTTTTTCTTGAGTTACTGCATCCAATTGTGTTTGAAATCTGTGTTGTTTGTTTTGTTGATTGTCAACAATAGTTTCTAGATTTTGCAATCGATATGCCGTGTCTTGGTATGATGATGCTAAAAATCCATAAATTCCTAATGACGTAATCATCATTAAAATCACAACGGCACTAGTTAAATAAACTTTCATTGATTTGTTTATTTCAGACCAATAACGATGCAAATATGATGCAGTTACGAGTTTGGAAATTTCCAATGTAGATGCAAGTATAATTACGGAAGTTGCTTGCGATGCAAACAATTTGCTTAAACCAAATACGCTATAATATGCTGCACTTGCAGCCAAACCGAATGCTGCTGCTAATACAAGATACGGAAATCGTTTTGCCATTATCCTCGGTCAATATAGTATTTTGCTGCTTCTAATTTTTTCATTGCACGAGCCAAATTGTCAAGTGCAGATGCTTTATCAAGTTTTCCTTCATTTAAAGCCTTAGCTGTTACGCGAATTGTTTCATGTGCATCTGCAATATCATCCGTAATTTTTGCTTTATAGCGATAATCTGCTTTCATAAATAACCTTTTTATATTATTAATATTATTTATATATAAATATACTAATCTAAAATTAATTGCGTATTTTTACAACATTCAACGTTTAAATTGAGCAATGCTTGTTCTTTTGCTTTTGCTTCAACCATAACATCGAGATCAGCTACGCCGTACGTGTCTGGAAGCCGTGTAATATAATCAGCATGAGCCTGCTCCTTGATCTTGGTAAACTCTTTGTATTGTTTGTGAAATGTAGGCCATTTAGGTAAATCAGCAATGTCAATGTTGTGATGAGCAAACATGCGCTCAATAAGAATTTGTGCTTCGCGTCGACGAGATTCACTGTAATGAGTGCATTGAGTAACACCATGACGCTGCCATGTCTCGCGAGCCATAAAGAATGCTTCTTGTTCGGACAAGTCACCAGTATTGAAAGTGTGATGCCAATAGTCAAATGTAATGGGTATGGCAATCTCAGCATGCAACATTTCATACAACTCGCGCACCGAATACATAGATGCCTTGTCATCATTCTCAATAACCAAACGCGCCTTGCAAGAATCTGATAAACGATCATAGTTATGCAACCATCGCATAATAGTACCAGGCTTATCATTGTAAGTAGCACCAACGTGAATATTGATCTTGTTCTCAAAGCTAGGTGCAAAACCCATCATATCGAAGAGCTCAGAATGTCGTTCAAGACCAACGATAGAATTATCAACAACAACAGCATCAGGACTACCAAGAATATGAAATGGACCAGGATGTGTTGTGATGCGATGGCCATGTGCACGTGCATAATCACCTGCAGAACGTAAATGCTGCACAATAAGATCAATGTCGGGCAAATCAGCAAGTTCGTAATGATTCCAACGTGGAAAGAGCTCGGAGCCTAACCGAAACAATCGTATACCATGTGCCTCATTCCATTGCAGAATAGCAAGTAAATCACGGGCATTGGCAAGTGCAATGTCAGCTGCAAGCCGTAAGCCACCAAGTTTGAATTTGCGATCAATCATAGCCCTGCCGGTACGAATACCCCGAGCAGATAACTTCATGTTGATACAAGCATAACCAAAACGAATCATATATGTTTTATTTTATATTATGTAAAAAAAATGTAAAATCCAAATCGTTTTTTTTTTGTATTTTTTTTTTGGTGTAATATTTATATGAAACAAATAAAGGATATATGAAAAAAATAAATTTAGCAGAAAATATGTTAAGATTTAAAGCAAAAAACTTAACAACATTAGATCGACTAATTCTTGAACAAGATATACAAGTTGATAATACTAACGATGATGTTGATGATACAGAATTGGATTCATTGGAAATGGAATTAGTTAATGCAGACGAAACTGACCCAGGGCCATTCGATCGATTAGCTAAACTATTAAAACGAAAAGGAATGAATTTATCTCGATATATTCGAAGACTTAAACGAAGACTTGCAAAGAAAAAAGCACACCCGTCTTTAAACCCAGTTACGTTAAAACGAGCGCTTCAGAAATTCAATAGAAATTTAAACATATTTAAAAAGCACGGCGTTGCTTCAGATTCTTTAGATCTTGATGACGATAGTTGGCAGCAGTTGTAAAATTATATTTAAAGGAATACATGAGTTTACATAATATTCTAGCAGAAAATATGCTAAGATTTGGAGTGAAAAATTTAAATGAAAATGAATTAATTTTACTTCAAAATAAATCGAAAAAAGATTTTTATTCTGATTACACATACATTAATGAATATGGTGAATTAGTTGAATCTACAAACCTAAAATTACTTTTAGAAAAACCAACCGACCCACCAACCCCAGACCCAGATCAAACTTTAGACGCTGACCAAAGTACGGTTTATGGTCAAAGGGGGCTTCGAAGATTAAAAAGTAGAGTACGAAGAAAAATACAATCAATGCCATTAATGGTAAAATGGGCACAATGGAGAACTAAAAGGTGGTTAAAAAAGAAAGGTTTGCCGTCACGCGCAGAATTAGAAGCAAAAGACACCGATGAAGTAAAAAATACAGGTGGATATAAAGAAGTTCTTGATTTAATGTATGCTAAACGTACACGAGATGAAGGTACCATAATGTATTGGTATGGTGCTGAAGTTTTAGGTGGGGAGGCAGATCCAGCTGCCGAAAATCAAATGTCAACTGTAATACAAACATTGAGCGCAATTAATAATCTACCAATTCAAAGCACAACAGCCGAACCATATACTTTAAATATATCTAGTTTCATAGAAAAATTACAAGAAATGCAGAAACAAAATATTTTCTTATCTGGCGAAGATTTAATGGAAATATTTTCTGATGATGCATCATCAGCTTTAAATTGGTTATTTACTGCAGTTGCTACAGGAAAAGATCCAAATGGAGTTACATATACAATTGATGATACATTTCTTACGAAGTTAGCTGCTGAATACAATAAAATGGGAGACGAAGAAAACCCAGACCCGAATCTTTTTTATAATGATATGAAACGAGACTTAGCTAGGTTGCAAAATTTTGCTACTAAATTAGTTTTAGGAGCCGCCGGCGCCGGTGGTGAAGAGGGGGGGTCTTCAACATATTCCGTAGAAATGACTCCTCAAGATAAAATTGACATGCTTCCTAGAATAATAGAACAACATCGTAAAAATGTAGAAGAGGTTCCGTCATTAACATGGCAAGATTATACATCATTTTATATAGCTCCGGGTGCAGCTGAAATCAAAGCTAATTTACTAAAAGTACAAAAAAAACAAGCAGATGGCAGTCAAATAGAAGCATACGCATCATATTATTCATATCCAGATAATCCAAACGATCCAGCATCGCAAAATGTTATATATGGAAATCTAGATGATGAAACAACATGGTCGGATACTACTGCGTTCGAGGCAGAGATGAAACGTCGCATTGATGCAATTGTTAACAATGGTGGCGAAATTTATCGAATTGAATATAATGCAGGTGCTAGATCTAGTGCCGTTGGTACGATGAAGTATTCGAAATCCGCTAAGCCATCTTCAGCTGAAAAAACACAAGGAAACATACAATTATGTAAAGATCGTGCAACGGGTATTACGACGGCAATGAAACCGGTGATTGATAAATTGCTACCAGCGCTGGCAGAGGGCGCTAAAGAATTAAAAACCCCAAATTTACATCCGAATCGAGGTCCAGGTTGGTATGAGTATGATCCAGTTGGAACCGCCGATGCTAGTGGAAAAACATATGGCAATGGATATGGGCCGTTATACAATAAATACTATAAAGGATTTAAACAAGAAGAAAAAGACGATAACGTCGACAAAGTAACACCTAGATATTTTTATGCAGGTCGTAACAATAGTACGGCTTATGACGCGTTTAAACTTACATTTGGATATCGATATCCAGATGAGCCAGTACCGACACAAGCAATGCTTCAACAAGAATATGAAACTATATTTGGGCCACATCGAGGTACGTATGCAGGATATGTATTATTTTATACAAAAAAACCAGAGATACCACCAACTCCACCAACAGAAGAAATTGATGCTAAAATTGAAACTGCCGGTAAATGGTTTTTTAGTTTAGATTATACTTATGTTTCATTCGGTGATTTTAAATATTCAATTAAATCTAGATGGAAACGATTTAAAAGAAAAATTAAACGATTTAAATTGCCTAGATTGGGACTATTATCCGGTGGCGGTGTTGCAGAAAATTTAGTACATATATGTGATGCATATAATTAATAATTAAAATAACATAAAGAAGGTTGCATTTCTGCAACCTTTTTTACTATTCAAAAAATCTTACCAATCCTACTAATTTTTTTTTAAAAAATGGAGTTCCATAATAATATTTACATTGATTGCAAGATATCATATATTTTTTATTTGGATTCAATATAGCAAGTTTGTGACTAGGCGAATTTATCCATTTATTATAAAGTTCTTCAGCAATGTATTTATTAATGGCTGCAGATCGTTTAAAATCAAATATAATACCAGCTGCAATTTCATATGCTTCGCCATTGTGTCCCATTTTTTTCGTTGCTAATAAATAGTTTGCCCAATTATTACATTTTACATAAGCAGAATCATTGACATACAATGATAATGATGTTAATTTTTGTGATTTGCGTAGTTCATTAAACTTAATTAAAAGATAGTATTCAATTGAATCAGTACTAATCAATTTATCAAATTTTGCACTATCTAGTTTCCATTGTGTCAAATAGCTACCCGTTAACGGAAATGAATCTGTTTTATACCCATTGGTATATTTTTGATAATCGATATCCTGACTAAATCCGTAGAATGTTAATAATGTAAATATGATTGCAATTGTTTTCATAAATTTATTAATTATTTGTTTTTTTTAAAATAAAAAATAAATTTATAATTTCCAACCAACATCAATCATTTGATACAAATCCATTCAAAAAATTTCGTTGTCGTTGTATTGCGGCATCGAGTTCAATATTTTTTCGTTCTTTTTTAGTTCCTGCATTATTTCCATTAGAGCTAGATTTAACAGCATTTTTTCTCGTATTGTTAATTCGGGTCGATTTAACTGATTTATGATTTGATACAGATATGTATTCGCTAACGTTAGACTTGCTTCTGCTTTCATGCGTCGTCCTTCCGGTGTCTGTAAAAAGCTCTGTATATGTGCTTGTATGTCCGTTTTGGATGCGTGTCTTGAATGTATCTCGTTTAATGGATCTAGTTTCATCGACGTCGATGCATCCCGTTGTATACGCTGTTTTATACCCTTTAATCGAAACACCGCACGGATAACGCGTATTATTCGATTCAACCGTGTACATAACACCCCATGTAGTTTTTTTAATTTTTGTAATATAACCATATTTTTTTGAACCTAACCAAGTAAAAAATACCGCATCTGCAATTGAAAATTGTGGTTTTTCAAACTGTTTGATGATATCGTCGGGTGTTTGTTGTTTTTTTGCCATTAATTAAGACACATTGAATTTACGTGATTAATAATACGAAATACACGAATGTAACGAGTTGTTTTATCTTTTCGAAACAGTTTTTCTGTTGCCAAATCTCGTTGCAACATGTATCCAGATTCAAAAAATTTGTTTTTAACGTATCGCAATGCCTTAAGGCTGTTTGATTCTAGTAATATATTTTTATCATCAACTAATACATCAACAAAATCTATACTATTATCTGCAGGTAAATCATTTTGAATCATATGAGTATTGTTATCATACTCTAATAAAGATGTATTATATTGTTCTAGATTTTCTTTAATATCATTAAAAAACTTAGATAAATCGAGTGTATTTGTTTGTGTAATTGCTGCATCATATGTTTCAAACAACCATCGTAACTGATCAGATGTACGCATTATTTTAAACATTGAATATTCAGATTTTGATACATATATTTTATTAAAGATCGTTTTCATATTTACCTCGTTTTAATTTAACAATGAATAATCGATCAATTTCAACTTCTGGCAACTGTTTGATTATTGCTATTTTAGTTATAGCTTCTTTTTTTGAAAAAGCCATAACACTACCAATGGTTTCTTGTTTTTTATCTGTTTTAAAAAAATATACAAACGTTGCTTCGCGATGCATGATTATTTTTACTATAAATATAAACCTAACTCATATTTGCGCATAGCACAATCCAACGCATCTGATAAAGTTTGTGCTAATTTTCCAATTTCATGTTTGCGTAACATTAATGTTCTACCTTTGATATCAGCTGCAAACGCATCTTGTTTTTTAGCTTTATTGGCATAAACATTGTTAGCTAACGTATCAATACTTTTTGAGTATGCAATTAAATCTTTATATCGCATACCAATACGTTGATTGAAAATTAACAAATGTCCAATAAAACATTCCATTGGTTCTGTTTTAAAATTTTTTTCAGATATTTTTGAATCAAATTCAAAATCCATGTTGGCCCACGTTTCTCCATATCTAGTAACGTGTTTTTCTGAAATTGCCCATGGCTGATTAATGCTGTGTGTCATATTTATATTTTATTAATTAATACGGTATATACATCTTTTGAATAATTACATCTAGTTATAACATACTGATATTTTTCAATCAATAAATCAATTACGATGCCTGGATGTATGTAAAGAAATCCTTCATGATGTTTTGTATTTATTGGACTCAATAAATTAAATGATACAACTTCATTACATAAATTATATAATATGTCAATATCATTGAAAAGTTTTTTTAAATCATCATTTTCAGTTTCGCATCTACGCTGCGTAAATACTCCTGATGCGATTACCCAATCATGTTTTGTTAATTTTGTAGTTTCAAATGCACCTGATATAATATCTCGTTTGTATTTTTTCTTTGCAATATCGGACATTACGGGATTGTGATCAATTCCCGTATATACAGGTGATTGTTCATAAAAATCTTCAATAAAGTTTGCTAAATCCGTACGGCCACAACCAATGTCTAATATAGAACGATCTGCAGAATACCCAACTAATAAATTTTGCATTAAAAATTGATGTTCTGCTGTAGTATTGTATCCAACTGCATTTGGACTATACAACATGTAATTTGCATCCGTTGGCTGTAATAAGTCCCATTGATTCCATGTATCATCTTTAGATGATAAATTTTTTAAAATTTTATTTGTTATAATTTCTTTATCCATATCTTTGTATTCTATTTGCAATTCGTTCTTGACTTTCTCGCTTCTTTTGTTCAGATATCATTTGTTTTAACGGATGTGTACGGTTGATGCTTTGTTCCATTTTTACAAATTGTGATATTTGTTGCCATGCTTCTTGTTCTGTTTCAAAACCTGGTAGTAAAAACGCGTCATTTAAACTTTCATCTGCATATATTACGTGATATTCATCATGAATTTGCATACACGTACTACCAGGATATCGTTGTTGAACTCGTTTGATTAAACTTGCAAGTTGCATAATTATGATTTAGTGATTGGCAATGCATCGTCTGCTACCAATTGTTTGTAAGGAATTGTAGTTTGAATAATTCCAGTATCACACAACATGGCAGTTAAATTTTTATTGATGTAAGTATTAGCTTTTGTATTAGTATTGATCATGATGATTGCAGAACGATTTTCTAACAAAATATCATACACGATCATCTTGCTGTTGCCTAGCAAATAGCGATCCAATATTACCCCTACGCGATTCACACCATCTTGTGTAACAACAACGGTTTGTCCTTCTTTGTAAATTGCCATTATTTGATAATTTTAATGATTTTACTTGCAGAAACTGATTTAACTTCAAAATCAAACGTGTAACCTTTAAAATCTTCAACAACTTTAGCTTCTGCTTCGGTTACTGAAAGTGCTTCTACCAAATAAGTTTCAGTGGTTCGTTTTTCTTTTGGGCCTTTTGGTGTATCAACCATGTCAATTAGTTGAATTTTTGCTGTGTAATACGACATTTTATTGTTTTTAAAATTTATAACTTACTATTAATATAGTAAAATTGATTGATTTATCCAAATTTTATTTTTTGTTTGCAAATTTTTCGTAACGTTTTTGTTTTTTATGCATTTTATAAGATTCGGAAATTTGTTTGCTAGTTAATTTAAAATTTTCATGAAGCTTTTTTAAAATATTTGAAATTAAATGTTGATTTTCAGCAGTTGAATATTTTTTATCACCAATTGATGCAATCAAATATTCCATATGTTTAACGTATTGCTTTGGAATTTCGTTGGATATATAAGATTCAGTCAAATAAATGCTGTTATTTTTATTTTTAACTATAAATTGTTGCGCAATGTTTGCAGATTCCGATAACAAATCTCCATATCGTACAACCCAAGCAACTTCAGCACTCGGACCGGCGCCAGCGCCAGCAGCTCCAGATGCTGTAGAACCCTTTTCAGCTTTTTCTTTATCAGTAGCACCCAATCCTTTGACGTCATCTAATGATAATTGTAATTCAATTGTATACGAATTGTCACGCCCCCAACCCGTATATGGTACAATTTTAACAATTTTATCTCGTAATAGTTTTAATAAAATTGATGGAGTGCAGTTTAAATCTTTACCGCTTCGCATAATGAATTCGCGAATACCAATGTCTGAAAGTGAATATATGATTCCTAAATGATTAGATCCATATGCATCAAATTTACCTAAAAATCGTTCTTCTGCAGGCGTAAATGGAGAATCTTTTGCAGATATATCAGAATTGTCTGTTTCAATAGCAGACGCCGATTTACTATCATCTGCCGGAGCAGAAGAATCAGCTTGCTCCTGTATAATACTTCGAAGCGTGTGATATACTAATATTTCTTGTTTTTTGTGCATTATTCTGATTTGGATTCTGCCAATTGTGTTGAACGATACTTACTTGCTAACTTTTTAATTTCATTGATTGATTTGCGAGCTCTAACTCCAGCAGCTTTAACTTTTTTATCCGTAAAACGCTCGTGATTTTCTTTAAATACTAACCAATGTTGTTCAATTTGCTCAAAAATTTCTTGCGATGTCATGTTAACCTTTTTTTTTATTTTATATAAATATCATGTTATATAAAACGATCCATTAAAACGTGAATGTTCTCGTTGCGTATTTTTAATTTTTCATAATCTGATAATTCTATGATCACATCATCCCCATCTTGTCGAATTTGCATTATATGATTTCTATTAATAAAACGTAATTCGGATTCAGTATTTTCACATTTACCATGCATTTTAACAACATGCAATGCCAAAAATTCCGTTTTATGTTGCATTAATCTCCTGTCCATCCAAAATTAAATGGGTTAGTGCTAGGAGTTGTTGCTCCACTAAAACCACTACCAGCTGCCGGTAGAATTCCTGCCATACGCTGTGTTTTAATATTTAAATCCATCATTTTAGCGGAATTGTCTCGTGCATATTGCATTAAAGCCATTTTCATGGAATCTTGATCCGTAGATTGTGTTCTAATTTCTTTTGCTATAAAATCTTGAAGTTGTTTGGTGTTTTTAAATCGTTTGTTATCATATATGATATCAAAAATACCGCGTGCATACATCAAAGCGCTTTTGTCAACACTTTTTGCATAATCTGCAGTATATCGAGATATATCGATGCGATTAGTAACAGCATCTGGAATTTGCAACCAATCTGTTTCTGCATATTCATCTGCAAAATCCGGACCCATATCGTCGTCTACAGAACTTAATAATTCTTTTCGCTGTTGCACCCTTAAACGTTTCCAAATTTCAGCTTCGTTGTATTCGCGCAGAATGCGTCGAGCTCTATGTAATTCTTCTTTAAGTATTCGTTTGTATGTTTTATTGTTTAATAAATTCATATTACTCCAAGTTTTCTAGTTTATATAATGTTGTATAAATTAAATCTTTAAATGCATCCAATTGATTGATAATGTTGGTATCTTCTTTTGGAAATTTCGTATATACGCGTTCTAAAAATATAGATAATGCTTTAAAATATTTTATTGCATTATCTTTTGAATATTCATCAAAACGTTCTGCTGGTTCATATCCCATTATTATCCCATGTTTTCCTTGATATGATTCTACTAACGCATCCAACATATCGGGAACTGCTTCATAATATTTACCTAACGCTTTATGTGCAGCATATGAACCTGGGCCAACTGTTTGCCAATGAAATATATGAGCTTGATCTCGAGACGTCATTAACGTAGAAATTAATTTTTCAAACATATTTTACTTTTTTATATAAATATTATCCATAATTAGCTTTTATATAATCAACGATAGTTTTTCCTTCCGTCGCTGCTTTGTGTCCAGGATTAACTTGACCATGTCCATATATTTGATTTGGAGAAAATCCTAATGCTTTAACTAATTTTAAAACAGCTACTGCTTGAATTGGTAATATGTCGGCATCGTTTTTTGCAATAACTTCTACGCCTTGAGAATTACTATTATTCGGACCTAAATCAGAATTTAATATGTGTGCACCGCGCGCGCCACGCGGCAATGTTTGATAAATATTACCTTCTCGATCTACAACCCATTGTATACCTAATTTTCTTTGATTTAAAGTTCCTACGACACTTTGGGGAGTACCGCGGCCAGCGGTATGATGCACTATAAAATAATCATCATTTGGTAATTTTTGATTCCGCCGTGGGTATGTAGATTGCGATGATATATCTTTATAACTAAATGGAAGTTTTTCAAAAGCTTCTAAATCTGCCGTTTTTTCTATTGAACCATCAACTGTACCGGAGCTTGAAACATATTTATCTAAATTATATTTTTCAATTAATGAAATAAGTGTATTTGCATAAGTACTAGATACCCCGGCATAACCTCCATCTTGAATAGCTATCGCCCAATTTTTATAATCACTTATTGGAAACGTAAATGCTTTTGAATATCTATTAGCTTTTAAAACTTTTGAATGATCTTCAAATCCTTGTTCAATACTGGAATATGCTTGCCAGTTAGCCATTTTGCCATCGGACGCTAAAAGTTTAACACAATTATTACTTCTACATTTTATTCCAAAATAATTTTTGTATTTAGTTGCTAATTGAGATGTACCCCATCCACTTTCTAATGCTGCTTGAGCCATTGTTATACTTGCAGGTATTCCATGTTTAGCTTCTTGATTTTTAGCTAAAGATTCGACGCTATTGAAAAAATTACTAACGTTTTTACTTGGCGTTACATATGGTTCTCGTGCCGCCAATGTTTCATTATCTTTTTTCTTTTGTTCGGGATTCGGTTTGACACCAAATAATGATGCAGATGTATATGTAAAAAAACTATATGATATGGCTGAACTAGAGTACAATACTCGAGTAGTAGCTATATCTAACTCACCCGTAACATCTAAACCGTTAATTAATTGAAAATCTTGTATTGCTTTTTTTGTTGCAGGACCTATTTTTTTTGATGTTATTTCACTTTTATCATCTATATCATAATTTAAAAATTGTAAACGAGTTTGTAATTTATTTATATCAACAATTGTTGATTGACTTTGACTTGGGTTTTTTACGTTTTGATCTAATTTATTTTTTTTATCTCCTGCAACAGTATTTTCAATATCATCAATATTGATATCCGATCCAAGATCCTGTAATACATCTAACAATTCTTTTGCAATAACAAGATGTCCTTGTTCATTTAACGATATTCCGTTTTTTTCAAAAAATATTTCATTACTAGTAATTGTATTTGCTTTTACTATATAATCTGCAGAATCATTTGATTCAATCCATGCTGCAATTGCATCATTCGATGGAAATCTCGTTTCATATCCATATGCAAATTTTTTAGTAGGATTTGATACAGCAACTACTTTGGCGCCAGATCGACGAGCTTGTTTATATAACATATCTAATTTTTGTTCGGCTGAAGCTGAAGATTTTTCTTTTGAATCTTTACTTCCAATCATAATGACAACTACATTGAACTGTTTAGTTAAATTTGTTTCTAATAGTCTCAATGCAGTTTCAATTGAAATAAATTCTTTAGATACTATATTTCCTGTAATTTTGCCTGAATTCAAAAGTTGTTTTGCAAAACTATTGTTATTTTTTAATTGCTCACCTAAAAATAAAACGTTTAACTGTGTTTTTGGATTTGATAATACATCATAGTCTTTATTATTTGGTTGTTCTAATAATAGTTGTTTTAATAATTTCATATATCAGCCATATTTTAGTTAAAAACTATATTTTATTTAATATATTAATAAATATACAAACATAAAAAAAGTGCAACATTTCTGCCGCACTCTTTCAACATTGATTCAATGTTTTGCCTAAGGTAGCAGGCTCGTTTAATCCATTTCGGCTTGATAGCCTATATCGCTTAATACGTCTAGCAATTCATCATATGCTCGAAGATATCCCATTTTTTCATCACGTCGCAATACGCTGTTAGTAGCCATGTTTTTACGAAGATTTTGCACCATATCTTCAGCTTTTTCAACTAAATTTAATATGTTATCATGATCATGAGCTTCATTCATACTACGAGCTGCAGATTTCATTGGTTCTTCTTTATTGCCATCTTTATCTAGATCTAAAAAATCTGGTTTAGGTTTCGAACTCGGCGATGTTGGTTTTCTTCGTTCTGGATTTGGATTATATCCTGGAGACCCGGTTCTATCTTCTCGTTTTGCTCGTTTCAATTCTCGGTCTTTTTCACCCCATTGCTTTCTAAGTTGTGATTCGCGTTCTGGACTTAAATTGGACACTGAATAATATTGATGTTTGATGTCGGCAATTTCTTTTTCCAATTTAGCAATCTTGGCCTTTAACGGATCTGCCGCTTCATTTTTTTCATATTCAGCTTGAACTTCAGCCAACGTTGGCAATCCTTTACCTGGTTTACGTTCCCAAGCATATCCCTCTAAAAGTGTTTTTAATTTCATTGTTATCCAATTTTATTAATAAATATCATGTAGTTGTTTATTCTGCCGCAGCATACGTACCATCTGGCAATTTTACTGCAACACCATCTCGAACCAATGCATCCCATACCCCAGCGGCTTCTGCAGATTGATATGAATCCGAATACAAACGATTGCCTTGTTCTTTCAATTTGCGAATCATGTATCGATACATGGCTTTGCCAACACCTTGACTGCGATAACGATCATACAACACGGTTTCTTTGATGCGATATCCTCCTGCAACTGGCCGCAATCTAAATGCTCCCATACGCTCTCCATTGTAATGCGGAATAAACACTAACAATCCGTTAACTACGGCACGTTTAATTTTGACTTGAGACATATCCAATTTGTCTTGTATGCCCGTCGCATCAAAGTCTTGTTTGCGTATCAACCACAGTTTACCCATGTTCCAACGCATGCGATATCCTATAGCATCAAGCTCCGCAGTGTTAGCAGCAAGTAACTCCTTGTATATACGAGTCTTTTGAAGATCCTTAGCATCAGAGGAAGTATCAGATCCGGTTACATCTATAGCTTCGGGACGATGCTCTTCGGCAAAATCGCGTATAGCATCGGCTGCCGTACGCATAAGACGAAGATAATTGACTTGTCCAGTAGCCGCAGATTTGTCATGGCTTACAGTCCATTTCCCAGGATCAACCCGATCTGGAGCAACCATAGCAAACACCCAGTCATTGCGATGTGCTCTGGTAAATACAAATTGAATAGGCTGTCCGTCTGCTGTGATGTCTGCTTCAAAATTTTCACCATGTTGATACCACACAAACTGAGTTGCATACGGAGTAACACCACCCAACGTAATTTCCCAAAGCATGCTGCGCATTTGTATCATATCAATAAATATAGTACGTTAGTATTAGTATGATTGTCCCCGTCTAGAAGCCGGGCAAAAACAGTTTGCTCGGAATTAAACTAGTTCAAATTTAATTTTTGATCCTTCTTTTGTGGTCATGTAGATATCATCGGATCCAAATTTTGTGTTCAATAATCCAAGTAATGTGTTTGGGTCAAATTTGTATGTGTCGGTACCAACGTTGGTACGCGTACTCGTATGCTTGAATTGCTAGGGAAATCCTTTACGGCGACTCTTACATATCCAAGACTTGATTTTCCAAGTACTTGATACGTATAATGCTTTTTTGTTTTGTTGTTTCTGATGTATACATTGCCATCGGATGGAGTTAACGTAAATAATCCTCCAATAACTATAGGTCCTTCATTTTCATTGAGAGCAATGCGAGATTCTGTTAAATATTGTTTCCAAAGTGTTAGCCATGTTCTTTGCATGATATCCTTTTGTATATATTACTAATAATAAATATATGGTTTCCCGGAAAACCTGGAAACGATGAGGCCTCATCTTGGTGTAAGGGAATATGAGCCGTGTACTAAGTATGTGTACTAGAAAGAGTCTAAGGAGGCCTAGGCTAGGATTGTATGACACCGTCATATTCAATAAAGAGCACCTATATAGCAAAAAATTTACCCGTGCGAGAAAAACATATATAACCACCCTCATCATCCAGGGGGTGCCTTACCCCTTTAACGAAACCCTCCCCACCCCCCCCTAATCACCCCCCGAATCACCCCCCGTTACCCCTCCCCCCTACCCCACAAAAAAAGGGGGGCTATTGCCCCCCCATGATCTCACCCCATGTCCCCTATGCCTATGCAAGCATCTCTATCTTTATGGCTAAGGCTTTCTGATTGTCTGGTAGTGTCAAGTCACATGCAACGCCCATTGCTTGCATTGCATTGTGCACGCTTGCCCATCGGGTTGTT